TTTCGCTTGCAAGGCGATAGATGTGCCATAGTAGCCATGATAGCAATAGGGCTTGCAGGTGTACGCCCATCGAATAGATAAAGCTAATACTTGATACCGTTGGTGGTCTGTTGGTGTCATTGAACAGAGTATAGACATTTATTGCAATCGGTATTAGACCCATGATGATGATGGTAAGTGATATTGCTAACAGAGTATTCCTAAAGTGCCTAATATCCTTATCAGTGATCTTGTACTTAAACAGCTTTATCTGCTTAATTAAGACCCTCACAATAAAAAACATTGCCACAGCACTGATACTCAGCAAAATTATAATATACGGTATTAAATCAATCATTGTTTCCCCACTTTTTTTGGCTGATGTCCGCCAGCCGCTAGATATATTTTAAGCGTAAAACCGTTTTCAACCAACAAATCTTTAAGATGTTCGTTAGTCTGGTCGGCTTTCTTGGCGGCTTGCTCTGATGCATTTTTGTGTAATTCAATTTCCACTCTGCTAGTTGCAGGTGGTGTTACTACTATTGGCTCTACTTTGGGCTTTCGCTTAAACCAGCTCATGTTATCTACCCCTGACGGCTTCTATTTTACCAGCCAGTAGCTCATTTGACTGTGCATTACCTAACAGAACCGTCTGATCATTCTTAGCCATCTCTCGATAATCAGCGGTATGCGTCTTATTGTCCTCTAAGCGAGCGTTTTGCAATAGGTCAATTTTCACATCTTTCTCATCAATCTTTTTAGTAAAGTAATTCCACATAAAACGGATGACTATGATTAGGGCAATAACAGTAACGCCAAGCACGCCCTGTGTCCAGTAATAGCTAATTGGGTCAGCTGGCGTTGTTGCTGTTGCGGCAAAGTACTCCACCATGTTGCCGCCTAACTGCTATACTCGCTGTAAATATCTCTTATTGATGTACTGATGCCATACATTGACTGCTGACCGTACAGGTTCAATAAGCCTAGTTCTGCTTTCTTAAAGAATAGATCACCGGCAGGGTTGCTGTATTTAAAGTTCTCGCTATAAGGACCAGCTGTTTGTGCGTATGTTTCAGTAGGCTGTTGGTCAGTAGGTGCTTGCAATGCTCGCTTTGCAGCCTCCATAACAACGCCCTGCACGTTTAGGAAATAAACAATATCAGCATTTACCTTTTCATCAAGATCAACACCAACATCTGTGGCAATCTGGCGCAAGCGGTTACTAGCCATTTTAAGAATGTAGTTAGCGCGGTTCGCGTCAGTGGGCGCTTTCCAGTAGGCGGTTAGATCAGATGCATTAGCATATGCATCAGGTTTGGTTACTGGTGTGGTGGTTACGCCTGCCATTACTGACCTCCTCCGGCATTAAATACTGAGCCAGCGGTACTTGCAGCACGTTTGGCGGCTAATTCCTCTGCCTCGCGGATGCCAATACCCATCATGCGGTAGCCGGTAACTGTACCAATAAGCTCTGGGAATACCTGAGAGAGTTTAAACATAGCATCGCCAGTCGCGCCCACATCAACCTGAAATACTGGTTTCCATGCTGGTACAACCTCGCGCAAAGCGTCAGGGATGTTGTTATTGTCATCGAGTGCTAGGCGCAATGTAATACAGACCTCTTTGATCTGCCTGCCCATTTCCTCTTGCGCGTTGCTTGCCTCTAGTAGCAAGTCATCTGACATGGCAACTAGGCTCTCTGAGCTTGATGGGTTGCTGGTTTCATATCCAAGGTTACGCAAGGTGAGGGCAGTTTCAGCACAGAAATCACGCGCCTTATCCTTTTTGGATGTTTCAAACTGGTCAATAGACATTTGAGCGAGCTGCCCAACATCAGGTGCATCGCCATCCTCATCCTTAGTGATTGCCCAGACTTTACCAATGGCACTGTCTAGCGTGCTATCTTTTTTAGCACCCTCAGCCAAGCCTGTAATGTAGCGCTGTGGTAATGCATAAAACTCCTCAGCGATTTCCTCACGGCGTTTGAGCCGTCCAACCTCTTGAATGATGCGGCGGACCGTGTTGCTAAGGCGTGATTTGCCTAGTGGTCGGTTAGAGCTGGCGCGGTGGGTGATTGGGTGCAGTAATGTACGCCCTGTTGGGTTAGGTACAATCTCAACTAGCTCGCGGTTAATAAATGTGGCAGTGAAAACAGGGGTGAACACTACATAATCAGCTGGTGCGAAACGTACACCGCGCTTTTTAGGCTGTGGCTCTGCCCAGCGCATGACACCCAAGCCATACCTAAGCAGTCCAGTAGTCTGATCAACCACGCCTGTAGCCTCACCAGCAGTGAATGGCACTAGGACTTTTCTATCAGTTTCGTCATCATCACCAATAGCGACAAAGGCACAGCCGCCAATAAATGCATCATGCTTTACATCAGAGAATATGCGGTAGCCGTTAATGCTCTCTAGGTAGCTATTCAGCCCAAAGGTATCTTTGGCAAAGCCATCAAATACAACGCGATCAGAGAGGGTGTTAATTGCGCGACTAGCCCAGCCAATGCCGGGTGTAATGTTTCGCATTCGTATAGGTGTTGAGATGCCAAAATCACGGATTTCATTATCCGCGTTGTAATAGTCGTACTTATCCTGCACCTTTGGCTCACAGGTAGCCAATTTAGCCAGTAGCGTTTGTGCTAAGGCGAGTGCTTTGGTTTCCATTGGGTTTTCTGCTGGCTGTGGGTTCATCTCTGTCCTTTTAAGCCAGTTTTACCGCAACCGTCAGCGTAGTTGTTATTGGTTATTATTATACCAGATATTGTAATTGTAACATAAGTGCTTTACTTCCGTTTTCGCTTGTCGCGTTTGGCGGCTGCAACCTCATATTCAGGACCAAAGAAATCAGGTGGTAATTCCTCTATGCGAATGAATGCGCCGGGTGCTTTGGGTCTATAGGCTGCCTCAACTTTCATAAGTGGCACATTTTCCCATTTATCATCACGCAACACCAATGCCTCTGTCAACATGTCCAAAATGCTGGTTAATCTATTGTCTACATCAGCTTTACCTAATGTCGCAAAATATATAATCACCTCAATTTGGACTGGCGCGTAAAATCGTACTCTGGTTTGGCGGCGGACTTGCCCAAGGGCATCATCTTGCCAGTCAGTGAATGCCTTGCTTGCAAATGACAAGCCATCTTTGGTATTTATGCGCTGATTTTTCTTGCTGGGTACATTACCCTCTAGCGTGAGAGCAACCGTTTGCATTAGAAAATCATTATGCGGTGCAGGGCAGTACCAGTATTCATAAGCGAATACAGATATTTAATGTCGCTACCTGCAAGGTTTTTAACCCAAATCTTATGTCCAAGCAATGCCGCGCCGTCAGTGTACATATTAGTGCTGAATGGTCGCATGGCGTTATCTACAACTGAGTATTTAAAGAAACGGTTTGTAGCATCCTTACGGACATATAAGAACTCACCCATTGGGAATGCGCTAGAGCCAGTGCTAAAGGTTTCAGTACCTACATAGGTTACTGCTGCCCATGCGCCAGCGCCTGCCGTACCACCAGCTATATCAAAGCGGTCTAGGGTGGCAACACCACCACGGAATGAGTAAATGTAGCGTCCATTAAGTATTGCGCTCTCAGATGCCCATAGAGCATCACCAGTTACGCCAATGGCGTGGGCAGTCATACCAGCGACTGGTGCGCCTGATCGAGCAACAGTAGGTGCTAAAACAGTCCATGTGTTTGCACTGATCGAGTAGCGGTACATTGTTACGGCGTTGTTGCCAAGCAAATATAGCCAATCCTCATTTGCCTCGATCACATATTGTGAGGTTGCATCTGGGTTGGTTGTCCATGCAGCACTAGTAGTAAGCACTGTGCCAGTGTTTGATGCAATAGTCCTGATCTGACCAATGCCAGTGCCGGCAGTAATGCGAACTTGGTAATTAGTCCATTGGTTTGTTGTCCATGTCTTAGCACCGTTAGTAAGCGTGCTTGCGCCGCCAGCGGTTGCTGTGCCGGTTGCATATTGCTCACCAAAGTTATAAGCAACAACTAGCTTGCCATCTGTACCCCATGATGCTGGTAGGTTTGTTGTGGCTAGGTTAGCTTGCCATGCCACAGTAGCAACGTCAAATACCTTGAAAATACCAGCGGCGGTTGTACCTGCATTCATAATAAAGAAACGACCAGTAGTAAGCCTAAAGGTGTGGCTGTTCAAGATAGCGGTTGGTGCGGCATTCGCTAGGTTAAGCGTGATCGTACCAGCACCGGCATTGTTTAAGATGCTTGTGATGGTTGTTCTAAAGCCAGAGGCTGTACCAGCGCTAATAAACTCAATCGTTTGACCAACAGCACGCCCTGTAATGTTGTGTGTGCCTGCTGCAACCGTAACGCTAGTAGTTGAGCCGCCGTTTGCCGTGTAGTTGATTGACCATGGGTAATAAACGCCACATGCGCCAGCACCGAATGTACCAGCCAAAGCACCTGATGGGATTTGCATAAATGCATCTTCATCATGGTTGTAAAGATAGTGAACTGTAGCACTAAGGACATAGAGGGCATTATTAAAATTGCCGCTATCTGGCGCAACAACAAATGCACCGGCAACAGTAGCTGCTGGGGCTGGGGTCATCATCTGAAACTCTTTGCGATGTAACAGTGGTAGGTTTTTGTTGGTTATTGCCATAATTTGTACTCCCTATGATTGTACTACATTATTAGTATTTGATTGCACAGCTGTCTGGTTTTGGATGTTCTGCAACATAGGCACTGTTGATAATCCACCAATGCTAGTAATGTTGGCAATGTTTGAAACTGTGGTAACGGTGGTAACGGTTGCAAGTGTTGAGAGTGCGCCACCTAACAAAGTAACGCGCAAATCAGATGCTATACCACGCACATTAGTTAGAAAAGCAAGCTGCTCTGCCGTATCAAGTATTGCCTCAGTCAAATCCTTAATGTCTGTCTGCTGGGTGTATGATGTTGGCTGATATTCTGGGTCATCAAAATAGATTTGGATTTTATCATTGTCATCCATTGCGGTTGTGTCGTATTCAAGCGTAATGACATTATCAGTAACAGTAGCGCCTGCGGCTGGGTCAGCGAAATTATAGATGATTGTGCCGTCAGTAACATTGGTAATTAAGAGTAGGCTTTCAAGATCAATGGCAGTGTAGTCTAACAGAGTAACCGTTTTGGCTGCTTTATCGAATGTGTAATTAGTGATCATTCTTTTCATAATACTTATCCTTATAATACCGTAGCCAAGGCAATTACTCTAGCATAATCAACAACACCATCTGCGCCGTCAGCGCCTGCCGCCCCGGTTGCGCCCTGAATACCCTGAGCGCCCTGCGCCCCGGTTGCGCCAGTCGCGCCGGTATCACCCTTAATATCTACAAGGGCAACTAGATTAGTCCAAGAAACATCACCAACATAGCGCCATTGAATGTGTGTGGCAGATTTCTGTAATTGAACCTCGCGCCCATCAGTGCCATTCGTACCTGCTGGACCTGTCGCGCCAGTTGGACCAGTAGCACCAGTGTTGCCAGTATCGCCTTTGTCGCCTTTAATGC